CGTATGGTAAAATGATTTTGAATCTTACTTCGTGGACAAGCTCTGATTCTGGAGTGACTGCGGAGTGGCAAGACCAAATAAGCTAAACTAAACAAATAAATATTATGCCAAATATCTATAATTACACCCGTCTGGAACCCTTGGTAACGACACAAGAGGTTAACGGCCAGCAAGAAAAAGTCGTAGAAACCTTAGTGGCTGGAATGACAGCTCGGAGTGAGGACGGTTATAGTGCCTACATTGACTCTGCAATCGCCTGTCCCCTCGACCCCGACAACTTCATCACCTTCGATGAGATTGATGAGGCGTGGGCTGTCGCTAAGGCAGAAGCTGTTGCTGAAGAGAAGGGCTGGAAGGATGCGTTGGACAAGCAGATTGAAGCTGCCCGTGCCAGACCGCTCCCTGCCAAGTTCAAGTTTCAGGAGCCAGCACAGGAGCCAGCACAGGAGCCTGCTGAATAATTTATAGGATACTTCGGGTGGAGTAATGATAAATGATCTGGAATGGCTGAAGGTGTTCGGAGTGAACGGCAGCGTACTTGCCACTGTTTCACTCTCGGACTTTGAGTTAGTTCTGAAAATACTAATGCTGCTCCTTACTTGTATTTGGACAGCCGTAAAAATAGTCAAACTACTAAAAGAAGAATGAAAGAAAAACTAAAGAGTCGTAAACTCTGGATGGCTATCGGAGGTCTTTTGACCGTGGTAGCTACTGAATGGCTCAATCTGTCACCTGAGGTGGCTAACCAAGTGATTGGAGCTGTAGTCATAATTGTACCATCGTACATCGGTGGGCAAAGTATAGTCGATGCACTAAAGGAGTATTCCAAGAAGTGATCTTCGATCTCCTAGCCGCTCTGCGAGCCCTACCGAAACTTGTTGAGGCTGTAGAGAGGCTAGGGGATATTGGAACTGCTATAGCTGCCCAAGAACGTCGTGAAAACAAAGATAAAATGGTTGCTGATCTTATTATTGCTGCCCGTGAGCGGAGGTTGCGTAAGCGTGAAGCTGAACGGGTTTCAGGAGATAGCGGAGAGGAATCCGGTGGGGATGGAGCAAGCGACAGCAACGCCTGAGGGAACTGAGCTAATCCGTCAACTTGGACTTTATATTAACCAGCTAGAACAGAAGATTGAGGATAACTGAAAATGCCTAAGGATAAATATAGAAAAACACAGGGGTCTGGTGGAGTTAATCCAAAAAGAGCAGCTCTAAGAATTAAAAGATCAAAACTAAAAGCAAAGCTAGAGGCTGAAGCTCGTAAATCTGGAATCACTGGTGAGAAGGGTAACAGTATTCAAGATCTTATTAATAGTGGAGATATTGTGTTAACTCCAGAAAGACAAAAAGCAGGTTTTAAGCCGCCAGAGCGGGGTAGCCAAGAGTGGAAGAAGAAGAAAGAGAAGAAGCACAACAGACTAAGTAAACTAGCAATACCTTCCAAGAAATGATGAGTGAGATAACCGAAGAGACCCTAGGACAGATCCACGAAGCCCTTGCTACTGAACTCCTAAGCCGTATCAAGGATGGTACTGCTACACCTACTGATCTCAATGTAGCTCGACAAATGCTTAAAGATAACTGTATAACTGTTACGCCAGCGTCAGCTTCACCCTTGGTGAATATACTAGACGAACTACCGTATGATGAAAAAGGGACAATCATCAAAGCAGAAGAAATCCAAGAAGCCACGGAATTGGGAAGCAGACAGGCGCTACCGAATTAAGGCGTGGGAACAGAGACTTTATGATGCCTCAAGAGGCTACGGAGGCTTAGATAAAAAAGTAGTAACTAAAGAATTCCTTAATAAGCTTTGGGACGAGCAGCAGGGATTATGTTTTTGGACACAAGTTCCCATGGTCAAATACTCAGAGTATCACAGACACCCTCAGAAAGTAAGTATGGATCGTATTGACCCTGATAAGGGTTATGAACCTCAGAATATTGTTCTTAGTTGTTTATTTGCTAATTTTGGGAAATCTTCCACAGATATCAGGACTTGGCTTGTTTTTTTGAGGATTCTTCAGGATGCCCTAAATCCACTCGCCTATAACCCGATTCCCACAGGTGTTGGGACAGAATCGCTGAAGTTTCCCAAATCGCCTCCTCATCCCAATAGGAGGAGGGTTTAGCCTGATGGAGAAGCTCGTGAATCAGGGTATCCAGATAATCACGAGGGGTTTGCCTAGGGTCAATCTCTACCAGCCCATCAGGGTGGGCCATACCCAAAGCTTTTCTCCTACCGAGCTTCCGCTCCTTTACCCTAATCTTAAATGGCCGTTTAGAGCCCTCAGAGGCTTTCTCAGGCGTTTTCTTACCCATGACCCCTCCAGATAGGTAAACAATAATAAAAGCTCTCTATGACCACCTCTAGGCCCAAGAATAAGCAAGGGATAGACCCAAGACTAAAGGACTTCAGAAACTTCCTATTTCTTGTGTGGAAGCACCTGAATCTGCCCAGTCCAACTCCAGTACAGAATGACATAGCCCAATACCTACAAGATGGCCCAAGGAGAATCGTTATTCAAGCCTTCCGTGGTGTTGGTAAGTCATGGATTACCAGTGCCTTCGTTTGTCATCAGTTACTCCTAAGGCCAAACCTCAACTTCCTAGTTGTGTCGGCTTCTAAGACACGTTCTGATGACTTCTCTACGTTTACCCTCCGTTTAATCTCAGAAATGCCTATATTACAGCATTTGAAGCCCCATGAGGATCAGAGGTCATCTAAGATAAGCTTTGATGTGGGGCCAGCTCCAGCGGCCCATGCACCCAGCGTTAAATCAGTGGGAATAACCGGACAGCTCACTGGTTCCCGTGCTGATATTATTGTGGCTGATGATGTTGAGTCAGCCAATAACAGCATGACCCAGCTAATGCGAGATCGGCTGGGTGAGACAGTAAAAGAGTTTGAGGCTATTCTTAAACCTTCGGGTCGTATTTTGTTTTTAGGAACACCTCAGTCAGAGGAGACTCTCTATAATTCTCTGCTGGAGCGCGGTTACGAAACGAGGATATGGCCTGCTAGATACCCTAGTAAGGCTAAAGAGATCTATGGGGATCGTTTAGCTCCTATAATAACAGAAAACATAGACGAAGTGGAACCAAGGACTCCAGTTGACCCTGAGCGGTTCAATGAGTTTGACCTACAGGAACGTGAGGCTTCCTACGGTAAGGCTGGGTTTGCCCTTCAGTTCATGCTGGATAGCCGACTAAGTGACCTCGAAAGGTATCCCCTTAAGCTTAGTGATTTTATTGTTCATCCTTTAGACAAGGAATACGCAAGTCCTAAGCTGGTGTGGGCCAGTAGTCCTGAATTGGTAGTCAGAGACCTCCCGAATGTAGGTTTTAGTGGTGATTATTACCATAAACCTATGGAAGTCTTGGGAAATCATGAGAAATACACAGGTTCAGTCCTAGCAATTGACCCATCTGGCCGAGGTCAGGATGAAACAGGGTATGCTGTGGTTAAGATCCTAGCATCTCAGTTATTTATCACTGAAGCTGGAGGATTTAAGGGAGGATACGACAAACAAACCTTGGGTAAACTAGCGTTAATCGCTAAGGAACATAAGGTAAACCGTATAATTATAGAGGCTAACTTCGGGGATGGTATGTTTAATCAACTCCTAAAGCCTGTTCTGTCTGAGTCTGGGTATCCAGTTACCGTAGAAGAGGTAAGACACAACAAACAAAAAGAACTAAGGATCATAGATACACTAGAGCCACTCTTAAGTAGTCATAGACTTATTATAGACCCTAAGATTATAAATAATGATTATAACACACTTAGTAAAAGAGGCGGGTCAACTGCGGATAACCTTAGTTATCTCCTTATGTATCAGTTGTCAAGACTAACTCGCGATAAAGGTTCACTTAGGCATGACGATAGGCTCGATGCTTTGTCTATGGCTTGTGGGTATTGGGTTGAACATATGGCACAGTCAGTCGACGAAGCTGCTAGGAATCTGAAGGATGAGAGGGTAGACAGGGAGTTAGAGAGGTTTATGGAGGGTGTTGTCGGAAGGAAACCTGTGGAGAACCTATGGGTTAACCTTTAGACTGTCAAGTTGTTATTATTTCTTTGTTTGTGAATCATTTATGATTGGCTAAGAGACTTGTCGATCACTTTCCGGTAATTTTGATCGAAAAGTATGAGGGGGTATCTACGCTCGAAGCGTAGCAAAGTCCCCCCGTGGTAGGGTCTACCATCGTAGTGCCAGTGACGGCGACGCGCCTCTCGCAAATGTAATCACACCACAGTAGTTCAAAAAGATTAGGGGGCATACGGGGGCGCAACCCCATGTATATTTGTGGTGTGTGTCTGTAGTTATCTGTTTCATCTACTATCATTGCGTGTTATCTATGCCAACTGTTACCGAAGCCCCTTGGGTTTTATTTTGCTAGGTCACGATGCACGCCAGCTCCCGATCCTCGGTGCTAGTCAACTGCAACTGGGTCAGTGACCTTGCCTATCCAATGACTTATTTCGGTTCCACCAGAATCCGGCAGCGACCGGCGACCATCGGTGTCGATAAAGTATCCGCTTACGCTTGGTGCTTTGTCCTTCGCTCAGTCCCAAGAGACGGGAAGATGGCAGCGTCGACAGAACGATGGGTCACGGTTTTCCGTTGTTCTTCTTGAGTTCTGCATTTTCACGCATAAGAGGTTCCGCGTTATCTTGCTCTAGTTCTTCGGCTTCAGTCATTTTCCCATAGTTTTTTCTCCGTCGTTACTCACGATCAACCTCGGCAATGAAATGTACTAGTTGCCGAGGCTGTTCCCTCGCAACACCGGAGAAAAAACTATGAAAATGACTAAAGCACAACTAGAGCAAGAGAACGCGAACCTAAAGCGTGAAAACACAGACCTCAAGAAGAACAAAGGCAACCGAGTCCCACAACCTGACGACGCTGCCATCTTCCCTAAAAGGGACGGAGCGAAGGACAAAGCACCAGACTTCAGTGGCTACTTCATCGACACCGATGGACGCAAGAAGCTACTCGGATTCTGGTGGAACCGAAATAAGTCAGCACTTAACGGCAAGGTCACTGACCCAGTTGCACTCGAAGTGAAACGCACCGAGGATCGGGATCCGTCGTTCATCCCTTCCATAGACGCAAAATAAAACCCAAGGGGCTTCGGCCCCTTTTTTTTGCCTATGTACCTTGAGTCCTTCATCTATGATTATCATCGTATGTTCTTATATTATATTAAATATAAGTCACGGCGTGACTACTATCATAGGGGCGACTTTATTCTAATAACCAAATACA